GCTTTACACCATTTCGTTAATGCCAGCGGTGTAAAATATGCGGCACTTGGCACTAATCGAATTCTTTACGTCTATTCTGGAGGTATCTTTTATGATATTACTCCTCTTAAAAGTACAACAACATTAACTAATGCCTTTACAACAACCAATGGTGATGCCACAGTCACGATCACGTTTGCAAGCGCTCATAGTATTTCTCAGTACGATATTATTCGTCTCGATAATTTTACTACTATTACCGATTCTGATTTTGGTTCTAGCGATTTTGACGATACTACATTTATGGTTGCCACAATACCAAGTTCTACAACGATTACGGTCGAGATGGGTTCAAACGAAAGTGGGTCAGGAGCAACCACATCCGGAGGCATAAGAGTTAAACATTATTATACTGTGGGTCCTGCTCTTGAAGCCAAAGGATCAGGCTGGGGTTTAGGACAATGGGGTGGTACAGTTTCTGGAGAATTAACATCTACTTTGGATGGTGCTATTAATGCATCTGCTACTAGTTTAACACTTGCCGCTTCAGACGGTTTTTCTTCTTCAGGCACACTTTTAATTGATAGCGAACTTCTTACTTATACGGCCAACAATACTACCACAGAGGCAATATCAGGAATCACTCGAGCTAAATACAATACCACAGCTGCATCCCACTCGGATGGAGCAACGGTAACGGATGCTTCGGACTATATTCAATGGGGTAATCCAGTAAGTGGTGATACCATAACTGCGCCAGGTTTATGGCATCTGGATAATTTTGGTAACAAGCTGATTGCAACCATTACGGATAGCGCAAGCTTTGAATGGGATTCGGACGCTGATTCTGCAACGACAACTCGGGCAACACTTATTACCAGTGCTCCAACAGCTTCAAGACTTTCTTTAATATCTACACCCGATAGACACTTGGTTTATTTTGGAACAGAAACAACCATTGGAACAACATCGACTCAGGATTTCATGTATGTCCGTTGGTCGGCTCAGGAAGATATTAATACTTATACACCAACCGCAACGAATACCGCAGGAACGCAAAGACTTGCCGATGGAACACGGATTATCGGAGCGATTAGGGGCCGGAATGCTATTTATATTTGGACCGATAACGCATTATTCATCATGCAATTTGTTGGCGCTCCTTTTACTTTTTCATTTCAACAGGTGGGAACGGGTTGTGGACTCATTGGTAAAAACGCGGCCGTCGAAGTGGATGGCTCGGCTTACTGGATGTCGGAAAATGGTTTCTTTAGATACACCGGTAAACTGGAATCGTTACCCTGCCTCGTTGAAGATTATGTTTTCGATGATTTAAATACAGTGCCAAGACAACATATTAATGCCGGATTAAATAACCTTTTTGGCGAAGTAACTTGGTTTTATGCATCGAGTGGAGCAAGTTCTATTGATCGATCGGTGACTTATAACTATATGGATTCGACGCCTGAAAGACCGGTATGGACGACAAGTTCGCTGGCAAGATCCACATGGGAGGATTCAGCCATATTTGGAAAACCCCATGCAACAGAATACGATGCCGATGCAACAAGTGATGGAACGGTTGGTAATACTGATGGAGTGACAACTTATTTTGAACATGAAACAGGATTCAATCAGGTGAAAGCGGGAACTACATCTGCCATCGCTGCCAACATTGAAAGTGGTGATTTTGATTTAGACCAACGCGGACTTGCAGGCGATGGAGAATTTATGCTAAAGGTTAGAAGAATCATTCCTGACTTTTTGCAACAAACAGGAGATGCCATCGTGACTTTGAATTTAAGGGATTTCGCTAACCAATCGTCTAGTGGCTCGTCGCTTGGACCTTTTACCTCGACAACAAGCACGACGAAGATCGACACGCGCGCGAGGGGGCGAGCGGCTTCATTAAAGATTTCAAATTCCGGTGCAGGGACGCACTGGAAACTGGGAACATTTAAATTGGACATACAACCGGATGGAAGAAGATGATCGATAAAAGTATTAGACAGTATTATGATAATGGAACGCTCGTAAAGAAAAGAGCAGATGGTAAAAGACCGGGGTATGCTAAAATAAAATATAAAGGTCATCCTATATATGGAACAGAACGTCCGGAAGAGTTTAGTAAACAAAGAAAATTTGAAGGAAGGATTGAAAGTGAGGCAGAAAGAGCTGCAATACATGCAATTAATCCTGGTTATCTTCCTTATATGGAAGAACGAAAAACAGCTCAAATCCCCTATGGGACTGGTGAGTTTGACTGGATGGAAACTGACAAAGGTTCTGAAATATTTCCACGAACAGAACTAGGAAGTGATCTCCAGAAACAAATGTATCATGAAACGATGGGTTTTAAAGATAAACCAGATCGAGTTCCAGAAGAAGTAAAAAAGAAACAAACCAGAGACATAATAAATTTAATGGATAGAGGCTATAGTGTTAAAGAGGCAGAAAGAGCTGTGTTGGGGGATAAGACTCCTATAAGACAAGCGGGAGAAACACCTGAAAAATTTGAATCGACAGCACAGAGACTTAAAACAGAAATAGAACAAGCAGGTGGGATAGATTATGTAGATGCCATACTTCGTGGTGAAACGGGAATACAAGAACTTCCTGAAGGTTCAAAAATTAAAGATATAGTTACAAAAGGTAAGAGTTTAATAGAGAAACAAATTAAAAATACTCTTACTCCAAAAAATTTAGTAAAAACAGGATTAAAGAAAGATGTAATAAATCGTACTGCAAAAAAACTGGGACTAGGTAGCATGTTGGGTCTTCCAGGATTGGTACTTGGCTGGTTGTTTGACAAGGCAAAAGCTAAAGTTACAGGAAAGACAAAGACTGGTATTACAAAAGCTTTGAGTCCAAAGGAATATCTTGCTAGACAAGAGAGAGATTTTCAAGAGGGAGATCCAGATTTTGGAGTCGGATCCAGTGGCAACGTTTCTTTTGCCGGTATACAATATGACAAGAAACATGGGGCAGGAGCTTATAAAGAAAAAACAGTAAGAGATAGAATAAGCAACATAGTGAGAGGTGGATCGACTTCGCAAAGCGCTATTGATAAGATTAATAGATTATCAGGGCAACTAGACTACGAACATGAAGGTGCTATAGTTACTACAGATACAAAAGTTAAACCCCCATATGTAGCTCCAATAGCAGGCGGAGGTGCAGACGTTATTGATAGACCAGAGGATATACCCTTCGAACATGAAGGTTCTATATCCATTACACCTCCACCACGAGCTCCATATGTGGACGTAGGAACTGGCGGCCAAGGTGGATCAACACCTGGTGATGCGAGTAGAGATCCAACTGGTGGATCACCTTTTTATAAAGGCGGAAGAATCGATAAAGCTTTAACAGGAAGAAGTAGAGATATCTAATGGCCCGAATCGTACAATCACTCACGCAACCTTTAGACAAATACGATCAACAGATACAATTGTCCTTCGTTAGGGATGTCGACAATATCGTACAGAAACTTAACACCACGTTTCAACAGGATTTAAAAGACGAAGCTGAAGCGGAAAGTATATTTATCGCATAATGGCAAACGCATTTGTTAATAAGAAGGCAGATTTAACGAGTACCGATGCAACGACTTTGTACACGGTACCTGCTCAGACGACTGCCGTGATAAAATCTATCCTGGTATCCGAGGATTCGAATAACGCGGATACCATTACGGTGACGATAACCGACACGGATGCCGCTGTTTTCAACCTTTTTGTGACGAAGGCAATATCCGCAAAAGGAACTTCAGAGCTACTTAGTCAGCCTTTAGTCGCTAAGGAAAGCGAAGTGATTAAGGTGACGGCGGCAACAGCCAACCGGCTGCATGTTGTTCTTTCGGCTTTAGAAATTAAGCCAAGAGAAGTAACATAGTCTTGCTTTACTTGTAGAAAACAAGTAAGTGTATAAACTCAGGTGTAATCCCTGCCTTTAATAAATTACTAACATTATAACTATGGTATTAAACACAGGAATACAATCATTAGACGCAGGCGCTCCAGAGCTTAGATTAGAAGGCGAACAACAAGCCGGAGGACCTTACAATCAAGGTAGTGACGTTAAGAATGCGCTCGCTGTCTGGGCTAACATGGGTCCGGAAGACCGGGCAGAATTCGATGGCTTCTTAGATTTTTTCAGAAGCGGAGCATGGCGAGACCAGATTCAGGGAATGGATCCAAGTATGATAACGACACCACGCGACAATCAATACAACGTCGCACAATGGAATAAAGAAGCAATGATAAGAAAAGGAGTAGACCCGAGAATGTTTGCATCTTACGGCGGAACGGCAAGACCGACTTACACTCAATCAAGAAAACAAAGAATGGCTGGCGGTGGTATCGCTAGCATGCGAGACCAAATTAAATACAACGTCGGACCGGGAGAACAGCTTATAGGCAAACCGGGAGGCATCGTTGAACCGGGCGTAGGACAATACGGAATTCTCAGTAAAATAAAAAAAGGAGTTTCAAAATTAATTCCCAATGAACTTAAAGCAATTGCTAAAAGTCCAATAGGAAAAGCTGCATTGCTTACAGCAGGTTCTGTTATGCTTCCAGGAGTTGGTAGTAAGATTGGTGCAACATTAGGTAATCTTGGTACAGCGATTGCAGGACCAGGCACAATGTTAGGTTCTATTCCAGGAATGCAAACATTGGGTACACTTGGTTCAAAAGCTTTGACAGGTTTAGGAACTGTTCGTGGAGGTTTAACG